AGGGGGAAAAATGAGCGCAATTAGTAAAAATATCTATATAAATAGAAAAGATTGTTATGGCAACCTTGAAACAGTTGACGAATTTAATCAAGGGCGTAAATACGCCAAGGAAATGTTAAAAGAATATCGCTTATCTGATACTGGCGCGTATTACTACATGAGCCAAAGATGTTGCAAAGATTGGCTAGAAAATGAAACTGCACAATGGGGGAAACATGACACAGCATAGAGAAATGATAGAGGAAGCGAAACGCTTACTAAATAGCAAAAGGGAAAACATACCAAGCATGAGCAAAGACTTTGGTAAAGACTACTGGCTCTTAACCTATCCATGCGGGAAGATTGTTAAAACTTACGAGGACAAGCGCAAAAAGGATGTAATAATCCAGGATTCATATTTATGAATAAATTAATAAAACTTATTAAACAATTTATGGGTAAGTGTCCAAGCTGTAAAGGGTTTGGCACTATGCCGGACGGAACAACTTGCAAAGATTGTTGGGGGTCCGGGCGTGATTGAGATACTCGGCTACATCTTCGGTATTGGTTTTCTTATATGGCTTATCGCCTTTATCATTCTTTATGCGGTGGCCAAGCACTACGAGAACAGATAATCAATACCCGGGGCGAATGTTTAGGGTTTTTCTCCAATCCCCTTGAACGCATCTCGCCCCACCTTTAATATTTAATTATGGTTAACGACTACAGAAAAATCTACAAAGGGGCCAGGATCGTTCGAGCCAACGCATCCACGGAAACGGATCTGCACGAGCACTCGTACGGATCCGGCTATGATGAATACCCAATCGATCCGGCTATCTTACAAGAGGCTGAGAACTATGTATCCCGCACGGGAGAAATGATTTTTTCTAACATGAAGGCAAAGATCAACTCAAAGAAAAGCAAAGGTTTCGCACGAGGGTTTGTACACAAAACGATCAACCGCTTTTAGCGATCCCCTTGCTCAGACAATTCTTCGATCATTACGACACCCAGGCCCACGAGCAACAAATGTTTCCGGACGCCCGGTTTCGCTTGTTTAACGATCCTACGCTCACCCTCGACCGCAATCCATAAGATCCCCGCATCCACCAACTCATCCACGCAACGCCCGACTGTACGCCTATTCAATCCGGTCATCTTGCCATAATAAACATAGGCATCATGCGAACTGAATGTATCGATCCTATGCCTTTCGCAGATGGACCATAAAACGAGCTTGGTTGCCGGACGCAAGGATGTATCTCCCGCACGGGAACGAAACCATTTCCACACGCACGATTTCAATTTCGAATAACTCTTATACTTACTCAGCACGGACGCACGAACGCATCCGGATTCACTCTCTTTATCCGGGATAGAATTTTCAATCCACCAGAATTGATCGTTCATTCATACACTCGCTGAATATAGGGAGGCCCTTCCAGGGGCCTTCCTATTTGTCTTGTTTTGGATATATGGTACATCTAGTACCTATGAAGGGTATTACTAGTGCCATAGTATGGTACTACTAGTGCCATTAAACGAGAAGATTGTGCAACCAGGCATGGAGAAATTACCCCATTTTGGGGGGTAGAGCCGGGGTAATTCTCATCATTAATTAAGGAGAGTAGAATCCCGATTGCACAATCAAAGTTTAACATTATTACTGGTGATTACCGAAGGCTAATTGATGAATAATATTCTCAATCGATTTAAGGTTTCGCTTATCTTCCATGGTTGGCTTGGCCTTTTTAATGATAGGTTTACCATGTTCAGCTAACGCATTAATAATTAACTGCACTTCTTTATCACTTGCTTGAATTTTTACTAGCATTTTTATTTTCCTTTTTCTTTCTTTTGTTAAATATTCTATCGAAGTTGTCTCGATATTCTTTTGTATAAATTAGATCCCTTGGTTTATCTCCTTTACCCGCCATGCTTCACCTCTTTTTTATTATTTTTTGGTGGATAAGCATTTGCCACCGCACCACATTCATTACATTTAAAAGTAATCTTGAGATTAAAACAGTCGTTGTAATAACTAATATCTGTTTCTTTCACCACTTCCATGTTGGCATTACAGTTAAAACATTTCATTTTTTAACTCCTGGTAATTGTTCAACATCAAACGATCCGCATGGGTAATTAATCATATATTCCTCCTTTACTCATATTAAAAATCAAAGTTAATGTTTTTCTTTTCATAAACTTCCAGGACTGCCTCACGCCTTATCAATGTCATGGCATTGGTATCCATCTCGCTAGAGTTAGCCTTGACCACCTGGAAATTTACAACTCTGGTTCTATCAAATTCTAATCCCTCATCCGCACAAATATTTTCCGCAGTCTTTTCATCTGCCAAAGATATTGTGGCGGCCATCCTCATACCATCAACGATAGCGGCGGATCCTCTGATTGATGAACGAGAATCCCAACTTGATTCCTGGGCCTGGAGTCCGGCTTTACTCATATGATGGATAGATAAAACGGAACACTCAAACTTTGATGCAATGGAAGAACAAAACTGACAATACAATTGAGCCGCTTCCTGGCTCGTTGTAATCGGTGCTGCAACAAAAGATTGTATTGGATCTATGACCACCAAAGATAAATCTGGAATCGTTGAGATCTCATTGATTAACTCATGGGCCTCGGGTGTGAGATCTAATCCTCTAGCATCATCTTTTAATAATATTAATGGTTTAGGGGCATCCGGAACTGTATAGGCAAAAACGTCATACTCCGCATCAAATCTTTTATCACCTTTATCTAACGCTTTGGTCCGCCTAAAGACTTCACTTCTATCATCCTCGGCCATTAACATTAAAACATTACCGGCATTTTTAATTGGTTTATTTAACCAGGTGCCTTGCCCTTGTGATACTTTGATTGCTAAATCTAAGGCCAACATACTTTTACCAACACCACCAACTGCCGCCAATAAACTAGGTTTAGATTTTTCTAACAATCCCTCAACCAACCAGGAACGAGGCGGTGGTTCACCCTTTAATTGTTTAATAGAGAAACTTCTAATGCCTAAACCTTGATCGCTTATCTCTAACTTAACTGCATCTAGGCCTTGCTTGATAGCCAAGTCATTGAAATCACCTTCAATGGATGGGATTCTAACCAAACAATTGTAATACCTGGTGGCTATCTCTTCCGCTTTCTTGCGTCCGATATCAGTTTTATCGTTATCAAAGGCTAAATAGATCCTGGCGTCCGTCTTTTTTCTTATGTTTTCTACTGCATCATTACCAAAGTTAGCTGAAAAAACACAAGCCACGGGTATTTGTGTTGCATCCCATACGCTTACGCCTGTAGCCATGCCTTCAACCACGACCAAAGATTCAACTTTGTTTAAAGAATTAAAATCAGTACCAATTAAAAAGATGTTGCCTTTAACTTGACCGGCAGAGACAAACCTTTTGGATCCATCTTCCTGGATATATTGCAATGATCTAATTTCGCCATCTAAATTATAGATAGGCACGACCAAAGATTTATTGTGTAGTTTTAAAGAATAACTTTTGATTTTTTTAGCTTCCAGGTAAGGATGCTTGATAACTTCTGAGTAAGTTTTAAAACGATTCTGACAATCTTTTGCAACTTCCTCATACCTTTGTAGCTTTTGTTTCTTGGCCTCTTCCTGGGCCTGTTGCATCTTTAACTGTAGATCTTGTCTTTCATTTGGAGTAAGTGTATTGATCTGGACAGAACTCCATTTGTATTCCGCCCCCGTTCTCCAATTTCCGTAAGTTGCGAATATGTGATTATGAACAACATTAATAACATACCAACCTGATTTCTCATTACCTTTATCCGGCCTCACTCCCGGAGTTGCTTGTACTGGGATCCTTACCAGATCCCCACTTGTGTTTAGAAAGCCGACATTTAATCCTATTGTTTGCATTTCTGCAATAAGATCAGCTTCATTGCCTCTATTTTTTTCTAAATAACTCTTATCTTTATTCAGTCCGTGTCTTATCTTGTATTTTGTAAGATCCATCTACCCCGTTCCTTGCCCTTTCGTTGGCGTGTTTTAAATATTCCCTGGTATAACTCTCAAAAAAATTGATCCTATCGTCCTCACTCCAATCACGAAACGCCCAACTTTTATTTTTAACAGAAAATTCCTTATATCTTTCTTTCAGTTTAGATTTAGCATGAAGAACACCGGCCCTAGATACTTGTGCCACCTTAGGCGATCTATTACCTTTCTTAATCTCTTCTTGATGTTCCATGCTACAGGCTCCAAACCATTTACCATCAACCTCGACCAGAAGAGGCCCTACTGGATCGCCACAGCAACCGCATAGTGAGGGCCTATCTGATTCTAAAAAGTTAAAATGGAATGTTCTCTTCGACTTGACTGTTGGAAACAGGCTCATCCACCTTTACTTCTTTTGTTGACTTAGGTGCTGACCACCCCTTGCCTTTCATATCATCAATAGCAATGTAGCCTTTTGCATCTTTAACTGCGTGTGCTCTTACTCTTGAACCAACCATAGCGGAACTATCATCCGGAAAACCATCCGGAAATCCACAGGCTAGTGCCAATCCATGCAATGATGATAGACCAAGGTTAATCGCACCTTCACTTGTATCATGGTCTACTGTAAAAGCATGACCAATCATAAAGTTAGGTTTATCAACGACTCTAAAGAGAACCTTTAAAGCCACCCATCCATTCTTACCCTGGATTTCCTCATCAGAAACATATTCAAAATCATATGTTCCTGGTTCGAGTTCTTCCAAAATACTACTTTCGGCCTGAGCCTTATACTTACTTAAATCCATATATACTCCTTATCCTGGATCGTAGCTGTGATAGTCCGAGATATATTCCACGAACTCTTCACAGTCTTGGTTAATACAAATAAGTTGATGTAAGCCATCGAGAGGCAAATCGTTGTTATCTGGATCCATGCTATCAATCAAAGGATTTAATAACTTTTGGATCTTAGCCATAACACGCTTTGTTCTTTCGACTTCCCCCAACTTACTCACCTTTATCTTCCCCCAACATAGCCTTTCTAATTTCTGGCCATGAGAAGGGAAGAACATCCGGTAATGCGTACCTATTTTTTGCAAGATAGGCAGGTTTCTCACGACAGTAAGCAACCACATCACCAGACACCGCTTTTGTTGTCATTGTTCCACCTTTCCCTTGGACCTTCATAGTTCCAAGTTTATAGTTTGCAAAGAAACAACAATCGCTGTGTTCCAAAATTAAATCGGCACTTTTTCGGTGAAGCTTAAGTTCATGGCGGTCAAAAGCTTCTATCTCTGGAGACTCAAATCTTTTAATCTGATTATGTGCAATCTGCAAAATAATCATACCCTTATCTTCACGCAAGACATTTAACAGATCTATGTATTGACGCCAGTATTTAAGCACCTCTACATACCCCTTACCATATCCAGGCTGTTCAATCGATTTCCAACCATTGTCTTGACAAGCCTTATCCCATATTAATGGTTCAAGCCAATCCAAAGAATCAATTACCACAGTTTTAAATTCGTGATCTTCGTTTATTAATTCTCTTAATCTTTGTAAGACACCAAGGTTTACGTCCTTATCATGTTCCTTTTCTTTATCAAAAGCCGGACACAACGGAAATTGTTGTGCATCAATGCTTCCCATACCATCTTCTGTAAGAATAAAGATTGGCTTTGGCATAGACGCACCAAAGGTCGTCTTACCAATACCAGGACCACCATACAATACAAATCTTGGTGGTTTCTTTTTTGATTTAGTTCTTATATCAGCTAACGACATTTTTACCCCCTTCAAGTAATTTTTTTAATTCGTTTTTATTAAAGTCCAATAAAATAGTTAATCTTCTTAGATCTCTAAGAAGACCATCTCTTTGCTTTTTATCAGACTGCCATTCGTTATATATAATAGAAGCCTCAGTAGATAACTCAGACTCTTTATACTCCACACCGCCTTCCTCGAAGACGATCACCGGTTCTTCAGACATTATTTTTCTCCCGTATTAAGTTTAAAAGTTTCACAAAGACTGCGTCCATTACAGAATTTGCAATGATCCCCAAATACATATTTAGGGTTTTCATCCATACAGGCATCCGCCCGTGGTTTCAGAAAATCGAATCCCCAGTTAGCAAGATTTTCTCCGGTGGTTTCCCATGTCTTAACCGCCCGTTCTTTCTTTACTCCCCTGGGTTGAACTATCGTTAGTTCCATAATTGTTTCAGCATTGCCATACCTGGTTAATGCACCCAGGCCATAGATCATTAGCTGTTTGTTATATTCCGGTGAGACTTGCCATTTACCAGATTTTAAATCTATTACACATATGCGACCTTCTGAAAGAATAATTGCATCAGCAGTACCCCATATGTTTTCACTTATCTCTTCCATTGAAACTTGTTCTTCAATTAACAATTTACCATTAAGTTCTTTTGTTCTTGTTTCCACATAGTCTGTATAGATCTTTGCACAATCGATCATTTCTTGATCTATCTCTATCTCAAAGTCCTCAACCATTTCAACTTTGCCAAGCCAATAATCTTCTAAAGATATATCACCATCTAAATGTCCTTTCATTAATATCTCAGACATTTGGTGAACCAAAGTTCCAGTCACAGCCGGGATGCTTGTGGTGTACGGAACTTGTGCCGCCAACTTAGGCATACCAGGACAGACAGTCCATTTGTCTGAAGCTGAAGGGGATAGTAGTGCGTGTTTACTAGGCATTGTTGGAAATGTAAGATTCTTTTTCTATTCTTTTAACATCATCAAGATCATACAAAATGGTGCCGGTTATTTTCCAATAACCAGGTCCAATACCTTTTGATCTTTTATTGTCTATTGTTTTTTTGCTAACACCCCAGCGTTTGGATAGTTCGTCAGCATCTATAGTGTTATTGATGTCAAATTCTTTCAGATCTTTTATTTCCATAAATTTCCCTTTTCTCAGATTTCACCTATAATACCTCAATATTACTAATAATGGTAATATTTATTTAAAAATAAGGAGTATTTATGTCAATAGACAAAGCTGCACCACAGGACTGGGATCAAGCAAGAGATCGCTTGGCCTCCAACAACCAAATAGGTGGAGATCACTACAATAAGGGAACCAAGATTGAACCGATAGATTACATAGTCGCAAACAATATTGGTTGGTGTTTGGGGAATGTAATTAAACTTGTGACCAGAGATAAGCATGACAAGATTGAAGATCTTATGAAGGCCAAGCATTACATAGACCTGGAACTTGAAAAGGTTTACGGGTTAGATAGTGATGGTAATAAGATACCAGAGGAGCTATTAAAAAAATCCTTATAGGAGTAATAATGAACTTATCTGATTTTGATGATCCGGTATTAAATGAAAGGAATAACAATACACCTGTTTATATAAATAGATACATTGCTCGTTCTTTAATTGATGTAGCTGGATCAAAAAATAAAGATCCTCAAGCGTTAGCGGAGTATTTTCTACAAGTAGGAATAAACTCCGTTAAGCATTACAAGGATCAAGAAGTTAAATTTGATATTGAAAGTCTTTAATTAAGATCTTTTAATATATCTTTGATGTTATTTACAGCATCATTGTTTTTCATGTGTTCATCAACGATGGTTAATCGACCTTGATCTAAAGGTTTGGAAAACACCACATTTCTATGTGGTATAGAAACAAAAGCAAACACATCTA